CAAGATATGCAACGTATTGTTTTGCTAAAATTTCTTGATATTCCATCGTTTCACCCTTCTTGCATTTAATATATCACTTTTTTTTCTACTCGTCAAGGAAAATTTTTATGCCCTCAAAAAGCCGATTAACACAACAACAGCGCCGTTTTGTCAACAATTACATTGACACGCTTGACCCCACAAAATCCGCCATAAACGCAGGCTACCACGCAGCTACGGCAAAAACTAAAGCTCGAGAATTGCTTTCTAACCCCGCGATTATCGCTGAAATCCACGCACAGGCTGAAAAATCTGCGCTTTCGCTTAACGTTCCTAACGCGTTTATTGTTAAGAAATTGTTACAAATTATTAACTCTGCGTTTGTTTTTGACGATGTGCCCGCAGATGGTGCAAACGCTCAATGCGCGCAGGTTTCGGACGAGCTGGGATACAAGGAAAACCGCGCGGTGCGCTCGGGCACAAAAACCGTCAAAGCAAGCCACGCACAAACTAGCACCAGCTGCGGCGACAGTGGCGACGACCGCCAAGACAAAGGCGGCGCACTCAATAGCGGCGCGCAGCTTGGTGGGCTTAAACTCAAAGATGCAAGCGTCGCGCTGCGCGCCGTCGACATCTTATCCAAATTCATCACCAACAAATCACCCGAAAACCCACTCGACGCAACCAACAACAGCGTTCGCATAATGTGCATTGAAAACCTAAACGAAGACAAAATCTAGCCTCTACAAGCAACAATTCCCACATTTTGACTTGGCGGACTTCTGACTTCACCGTAATTTTGGGAAATTAGCAAAAATTGACTCTGCGCGAGATTTCCCCGCCTCCTTAACTCACCTATTTTGCGGCTTTTAACCACTTTTCGCACCCTATTTGAGCACGTTCTCAGTGTTCCCCTTCGCAATTTCGTCTTATTTTTCCCCATTTTAAAAACTTTTCGTTTTTAACCCTTTTTTCGTTATTTTTCGTACGTGCAAAGGGTTTTCGCTGGTAACAACTACAAATTTAAGGACAGCGAGGCTGAAAAAAATTTTGCACTAAAAAGCGACACGTAACACGCGAAAGCCACATGTAGAAGGGGTTTTCAGAAATATCACAACACCATCTAAAACTATTGACGCAATAGTAGGACTCACCTATTTTTTAAATACACCAAAAAGCCCTCTGCGAGCACGTTCTAGCTCTTTTTTTAACAAAATATTGTCAGCTTTCAGCTCGTTGTTTTCCGCTTGTAGCCTAAAAAATTCGTTTTTCCAATATTCAGCATTGTCCTTGTTTTGTTTTTGCAAATCAGCCAAAAGCTCGTACTTGCCAGCTTTTGCAGACAATTCTGAAATCAGTTTAGCCATCTCAATTGAGCCAAAAACACCCGCTGTATTAATAGTGCTTTTGGCGAAAACGCTTTCAGGGTCTGCGCTTTGCTCCACTACATCATCATTTGTTAAATTTTCTTCACAATCTCCAGAAAATTCTACATCAATTACATGATTTTCTTGGAAACTATCGGAATTTTGCGTAAATTGCTTAGAAACGCGATTGCGTCTGGATTTCAGGTTACATTCTCTTATATTTTCTACTTCTTTTCTGGAAATTACAATAACTTTTCCAGAAGGAAGTTCTTCTGTTGTGAGTTTTCCTCGTTCTATCCAAGCATAAACAGAAGACTGACTCATTAGCAGCGTCTCTGTTGCCTCTTGGACGGTTAGCTTCAACATTTCATTTTTATTTTCGCTCATTTTTGCCCCCAAATACTCTGGAAATTCCTAGAATTTACAACAATGTTTCAGTAAATTTCTAAAATTTTCTGTAACTTGACATCATTATACCATGCTTGTTAAAATTTTGCATGTAAAAATTAAATAATTATTGGAGGAGCATGCTAACACCACAAAATGTTTTACAAAAAAGGATTTTTTAATCTTATTTGTGGCATAAGTGGCAAAAAACTAATTAACGAAAAGCCAATCAGGGCAAGAAAAAACAAAATAAAAGTGTTTCCTCGTCGAACAAAGAAACACTGGTCAATCTCTATTAATATTATACCAGTAAATTGCGACGAGACAAGTTTTTTTGTCTTTTTTTTCGTGTAAATTCTAGGAAAATCCTGAAATGCATGTCTGACATGGGTTTTGGCTATCGTGCAGAACTCGAAAGTATTAAGAAATGTTAAAACGTAAAATTAAGAGAAAAAGCAGCGCAGGGAGGTATTATGCTAAGTAATCTTAAAGAAAACGCACAGACAACAAGCGATTTGAAGACGAGGCAAGCGCCACAAATTTCGATTGCCAAAAGCCCCAAAAGCACGATAGTTCCGATTAAGGCGGGTTTCACGCAGTTTGAAGTTATCAACGCGATTTACGATAGCAAAATTTTATCCGAGGTAAAACTCACTGCTGGGGCGCGTTTAGTGCTTATTTCTCTTGCTAGGCATTACAACCCATCAAACGACGAGTTTTTCCCCTCATACTCTTGTATAGCAAGCCATACGGGTGTGTCTAAAAAATCTGTTGAACGCGCAATAAAAGAACTAGTGGGCGCGGGGCTTATCACATACAGAACCGAAAAAGTGAACCGCTACCGCTTTACTGGTCGTTTTTTTGCCAGCGTCAATTTGTCTGTCGACCCGCGTCAAAATGACGGTTGCGACCAGCGTCAAAATGTCGCGCAAACAAATAACCATGAAAAAAGAATTAACAATGGTAAAAATATTAAAAATTCTTTTTGCGATGGGGCGGTGAAAAACCTTGAGCAGTGCGATGTTCAACGACCTAACGGTGAAAATGTTTTAGATTTGAATTGTCGAAAAAATTCAACAAATTTTTCTTGGGTTAAAAATTCCGCCGTGAACTTAAATAGTAGTCAAAATGGCGCGTCTAGAGGGGTTTGGGGTGATAATGCATCTGCGCGTGCTCGTGAGGCGCGATATATTCTTCCTCCAAACGAGAGAAAGGGCGGAAGTTCGTTTACTCCTTCGGTTTCCAGTACTTCTGAATATTTAAAGGCTGTCCGCGAGGCGCGAGAAGCGGCTTGCAGCCCGCTTGATTTCGATTTTGAGCGCGCTAAACGTTGGTATGACTCGCTTTCAGCACCATTGCGTTCAACCGCATTGGCTCGTAAAGTTGTTGCTAAGTACCCACAATTACTGGAATAGTCCACAGCGACGCTGTTTGGGCAACAGAAAGTTGGTTTTCATGACAATAGAAAATTTAGTTGATTTTGCGCCTGTAATCGTTGTGGTGATTGGCTTTCTGGTTCAGCAACGGCTTGTTGTAACACCAGAGCAGCTGGAACGAACTCACCGTGAAATATTATCAGAAGTAGAACTCCGATATGCCAAGCTAGACACGGTTTCCGACCTGCGTGAACAAATTTATGATATTAATGCTAAGATTACAAAATTGTATGAGCTTGTCGTGAAAGCCCTGCGGCACAACGGTGTTGAACATTAACAATTTTGTTTTGTTTTATTAATTCCAGAATATTCCAGAACTTTCCATTTTTCTTAGCATCGTTCCAGAATTTTCCATTATTTTCTATTAGTTTGAATTTTCTCAAAAAAAAGAAATTTTCCCCTTTCTCTTATTCTATTTGGGAGTGTTTTGCGAAATTGGTTTTTTATTTTTTCCAATTTCGCTTTTTTTAAGTTTAAATAGATGAGGTTTTATGAAACGAATTATTCTGCATTGGACGGCTGGGGCTTATTTTCCGTCGTTTTTTGATAAACAATTTTATCATTATTTGGTTGACTCAAATGGCGCTGTACATTGCGGGAAATATCCGCCAGAGGCTAATTTGGACGTGTCAACAGGGCGTTATGCTGCGCATACTGGTGGCGGAAACACTGCCAGCATTGGCGTTGCGCTGTGCGCGATGGCTGGGTTTGAGTCTGCGCGCACGGTTGGGTTATATCCTATCACGGCAGTACAGTTGGAGTCTGCTTTTGCGCTCTGCGCTGAGCTTTGCAGGGAATATGACCTTCCAATTACGGCGTTTACTTTGATGACACATTATGAGTTTGGGTTAGCAAACCCGAAAACCTCGTCTGCGGGCAAGATTGACATTAATTTTTTGCCGCCTTACCCTGACGTTGAGGCTCGAAATGTTGGCGGGTTTATTCGCTCAAAAGTCAAGTGGTACAAGCAAAAAGCGGACGCGGGGTTGTTAGCGCCTATTGTGAAGTTGCCGTATAAACAGTAAGTGCGCAACATGGGATTTTTCGTCGAAAAATAGGCGGGAAAGGCTGGCGGGAAAAGGTTATCGGGCGTTGGGTGTTGGTTTTGTAAGAGGGCTGGGAAATGCGTTTTAATGGGGTAGTGAATGGGCGGCTTTGTGGGTTCGGCGTTCAATGAGAAGTTTTAAGAGTTTAGAGCTAAGGTGCGCGCCGCGCGCGGCGCGCACCTTGTCCATAGGAGATTATATTTATGACAAGCAAAGAGAAATCATCCTCAAGCAGCCGTCCTGACGCTATTGTGGACGCGCAAGGTTGTTTTGCAAAAAAAGAAAAATTACAAAGCAGCGAACAACAGTTAGCGCAGGAGGTCAAAACCCCTTTGTCTAAGGCTGTTTCGGGTTCTGCTATGGATAAGTTTTTTGAGTCCGCTCCGTCAGAAAGTTGGACGCAGCCTAACCGTGGAATGGACTCAAACGCTGTAGAGTCGCTAGTTTTTGGGGTTCAGAATGAGCCTCCTGAAGACGCGTTGCTTTTGGAGTTTGAGCGTTCTGGTTCTGCGGCGGAGGTTGGCGGAGTAAGTTTTATATTTGAATTCGACAAAGTGCCGCAAGAGCTTGTCTTTAGCGAATTTGCGACATACAAGTTGCTTAAGCGAAAGACTCGCCGCATATTTTATATTAATGGAAAAAACCTAGAAAGCCGCATTGGGCTTGATAATGCACTTTATGAACAGGTTAGAACGCGTGCGCGCAAAGCGTTTTGTGTTGGCGAAGACGTCATCGCGTTTGAGTCGTTGAGAGTTTCAACTTAATTTTATTATTATATTGCAGAAGTTCGGTTTGTTGGGCTTTTCAGCGCAACTTACAGCTGTTTTTGCGCGCTGGGACGGTGTTTTTCGCTGTTCTATTGTTTTGACGGCTATTGATTATGAAGTTTTGTAAAGCTGGATTTTTGCTAAAAAACACGCGTTTTCGTTATTAAAATTTTTTACATTAGTTTGTTGTAAAATGATGTAAAATGCTGGAAAGTTCTGGAATAGCTCCTGTTAATTGTTTTTTTAGCTATTGGTCAATGATATGCTTGCGGGCTTTACTAGCGGGATTTTCCCGTGCTTTTTTCTAGTTTATTTTTTGGGAAAATGTATGCATAATTAAAAAGTCAGGCAGGCTTGACAAGCGTCATGAGTCCAAAAAGCTTGCTGTCCGCGGTTTTTGAGTATCGCGGGGCGGGTGCGCCCACGTTGGCGTCGCCTGCGTTGTTCGGGTAACCGCCACGAGCAACAGGCGGGAAAATTACGCTCTTTGCGCGTTGGCGGTTGTTTGTGAGGGGTTTTGCGCCGCACTGCGGCGGAGGGGGAAAAAATGCTCAAATGCTGCGGTGTTAGCCATAAAACTACTGCGTTTATCTGCGATGCGCCAAGTGGGTTTATTTATCAACGTATTGATTTTTTAGTCAAGTGCAAAGTCTGCAAGCACACTGTCATGCAGGTTTCAAGGATTGACGCGCAGAATAAATTCTCGAGTTTTCGCCGTACAGACGATGACGCGCGGGCGCTTTTTGAACGGATGAGGACGTCCATTTTGTACAAAATCGTTCAGCCGCACGCGATTGCGCCGTCTAAAGGGCCGTTTTACCTTATGTGCAACGAGTTTGGGCGAAAAAGCAAGTGTTATTCTAATGTTTCGTCGTTATTAGATGTGGGCGAAAGCCTCGCGCTGCCAGAAAAAAGGCTTATTTTGACTTCGGCGAGCGCGTAGGTGGGTTGTATAGAGATATGTGAGGCGGCGCGCGGTAATGGGCTTACGTTTGAGCCTATCAACGCGGCGCGCGCCGCCTCGTTTAAGGAGTTTCAATGAATTATCTTGAATTAATAAATTTAACCCTGCAAGAACTAAACTACAAGCAAGTTTCCAGCTTTTCTGACTTGCTCAAGCCTGACCACAAAAAGGTCATGACAATTGTCAGCAGGGTAAACGACATACTTTTAGACTCGTGCGACTGGGAGTTTATGCTCCGTGAGCAGGTTTTGGATATCCCCGCAAACGCTGACAGGGTTGAAATTCCCTCTGGGATGAAGATTAAGCAAGTTTTTATAGACGGGCGTGAGCTTTTTTATACAGAGGCGTGCGAGGAATATCTCTCTGGGCGCGGGTTTAGCAATCGTTATGCGATTTTTGATTGCCATATTATGGTTTGTCCTGCTGATGTCAAGCGCAGTTTAAAAATACTTTACATCACCCGAAATCACGCGCGCGACGCACAAGGGAACGAAAAGGCTAAATTAGAAAACGGCGATGACATTACGTTGTTGCCAGACGAACATGCAGCAACCGCGCTGGTTTTCGGTGCTTGTATTCAGTTCAAGTCGAACCCATCTCACCCGCGTTACAAGCATTGGCTTGATGGGTTTACAAATGCGCGGGCGCAAATGCGTGCTACAAGTAGGTTTACGGTTCAAAAGCCGCCCGCGCTCAAGCTCCCTCGTTGGACGTTGGGTTATGACCGTTATCATGGGTTAATTTAGCCATTGGCGTGGGTTTTGCTAGTTTTTGGGGGCAGAAAATGGCGCAAATTTTCTGGTGCGTCAAACGACGCACCCTACAAGTGTTTCAGCCTTTTGGCAGGTTAAAAAGCGCTTTATATTGGTGTAGACCTTGCTAAAGTCCTTGCTGGCGTTGATTATTGGATAGATGCCGAAACAAGTTCGGCATGACGCCTGACAATAGCTGGGTTAGGGGGACTTTTGTTTATTTAGAAAATTGTGTTGTTTTTGTCGCGCAATAAATTACACCCTATTTTGGGTAGAAGATGATGCAGTCTTTACGGTGCGCCAAACGATATACCCAACAAGGGTTTTAGCCTTTTGGTAGATTAAAAAGCGCTTTATATTAATTTTGTTGGGCTGGTAAGCCCAACTTACTGTTTAAGTCTTTGCGCGGCGTAATTTTGTGTGAGTTATTCGGCTTAATGCCTGTTATATCAGTAGTTTGTGAGGTTTTATGAAAAATTTTTTAAATATGAGCGACGCGGACGCGAGCGCGGTAATTTCGCAGATTGTCAAGAAGTTTGTCAAGTACGACCAAGCGCGAGCGGCTCAACTTGATGATATTGCGGCTATGCGTTCAGCTATCTATGATACTGGGTCTAAAAACAAGGCTAAACAAGGGTTTGCGCTGCCAGATGTTTGGGAATTGGCGCAGACGTTGAAGTCTCATTTGATGGAAAACCTCTATTCCAACCCTGAAGGGATGTTTGACGTTTCTGGTGCGACGATTGAGGCGCAAGCGGGCGCGAACGTCCAAAAAGCAATGCTAGTCAGCTATTTCGAGAAAATGAACCTCGGCGCAGAAGTCGAAAAAATCGTCGACTCGGTCGTGGAGACTGGCGAAGCAACTGTTATGGTTGGTTGGGACACGAAGACAAGGTTGATAAGGCGGGCGCAAACACTTGAGGAACAAGTGTTTGCGCCATCAGAAGATGGATTTGTCGTTGAAGAACGAGTTGTGTTCGATGGTCCAGCTGTCAAGTTTATCCCTGCGCAAGATTTTGTCTATGACGCAGACAGGAGCGCGAATTTCGCCGCCTCTACAAAGATTTTTCGCACGTACGCGACGATTGGCGAAATTCGCGCCAACCGTTTAAACAACCTTCTTACCGAAGAAAAATTAGCCGAACTTAGCGCTATGCTTGGCGAAGGGGCGACTGTCCCTGACCCGTTCGCCGAGCCGACGAAACCAGGCGTCAAGGGCGAGCAGCTAGAATTATTGGAGTTTTGGGGCGACATTCAGTTCAACGGCGAGACGTATGAAAACATGCTTGTTGTCGTTGCGGGTCGCGTTCACATTATACGAATGGAGCAAAACCCGTTCTTGACGCAGCCTTTCGTCCATGCGGCGATAGTAAAAGACCCGCGCACGGCGCGCGGGGTGTCGCCGTTGAAAATTGCGTTGGGCTTGACGGATGTCGCGTCGACTATCTTAAACAGCCAGCTGGACGCGCTTTCGCTGATTGTCAATCCGCCGTATCTCGCGCCAAAAGGCTGTTTTAAGGGCGAACAGGTCGTTACCCCAGGGAAAATTATCGAGTACGACGCGGCGCTAATGCCGAACCAGCCAATACCGCTGAATTTCGCGTCAGCGTTGCGCGGCTGGGATTTTATCAACTTTTTTAAGTCGACGATTGAGTCTGCGACAGGTATCTACAAAACTATGGCTGGAAACCTTGCGCCAAGCGGGCGGACGGCTACTGAAATTAACTATTCTGCCTCTGGGCAATCCGCGCGGCTGAACATGCTAATTGACGCGATTTCGCGCAAAATCCTTATCCCTATTGTCGAAAAGACCGCTGACGTTCTTGCGAATTTCAAGATTGGCGATGAGGTTATCCCCGTTCAAATTGGCGGAAACACCCAGTTTATTACGGTTTGCGACGGCGTGCGCAAAAACGATTATGTCTACCGTTACGGCGACAGGCGCGCGACGATTGAGCGCAAATACAGGTTCAAAGAGCTTTTTGACATTGTTTCGCAGTTTGCGCAACGTGCCGATTTTGCCCAAAACATTGATTTTGTCGAGTGTTTTAAGTTTGCGCTTGAGCAGTATGGTATCGAAAACCCGCAGCATTTCTTGCTAGACGGGGTTGTCGCGGCTCAAAACGCTGACGCACAAGCTTTTTCTGCGCTTTCCCCAGCGCAATCCCCATCCACATCAGGCAGTCAGACCCTTTCTGACATTTTGTCAAACGTTCATGACGCCTCCTCCCAAGGCGCGTGGGCGTTTGGGGCTGACTCTTCGCCTGAAACCCGCGTGGCGTAGACTTTTTGGGTCGCACAAGCGTACTATACAGGGTTTTCGGTGCTCTTGCCCAATAGCAACTGTGTAGCAGTATGTTAAAAATTCGCGCATACGCTCTGTAGGCTTAAATTTCCGCCCAAGAACAACCAACATTTAGATAAATCGCTTATTATTATATATCCAAAACATCGACATAGTGCCGTTTTACGGCGAAAGGAGAAAAAATGTCTAACCCAGAATTTACTAATTCTTATTCAAATTTTGTGCCTGAAATTTGGTCGAAACGCCTTCAAGCGTTGCTTTTTACCGATACGGTCATGATGCAATGCGTCAACCACAACTACGAAGGCGAGATTAAAAACGCGGGCGATACGGTCAATATCCTTACTGCTGGCGAAGTTGCGGTTAATTCGCTACACGGCGGCGCGATTGATTACGCCGAGATTGAGCCATCAAAACAGCAGCTTGTTATTGACCAGAAGAAGTTTTTCGCCTTCAAGATTAACGACGTGGCAAGCGCGCAGAGCGGCTGCGAGTTGATGGAGGCGCATTTGACAAACGCCAAAAAAGCCATCGAGGTTGACCAAGACTCTTATTTATTAGGGCTTTACACTGATGCAGATGAGCAAAACGTGCGCGGCACGTCCGATACAGCTACTAGCTTGACGGTTGACAATGTTTACGGCGAGTTCGTTGAGTTGGCAAGAATTCTGAAAAACGCAAACGCGGGTTCCGTCTGCGCAGCCGCTAACCCTGTTGCGACAAGCAAGACAAGCAACCCGTGGGTCATCATCAACCCTGACATTGAGGCAATTTTGTTACAATCACAACAATTTACTTCATCGTTCCAAATCGCCGAAAAAACCGTGCGCGACGGCGCTATCGGGCGTATCGCTGGTATGGATGTTCTAGTCTCTACCAATTTAAAAGCCGACGCGAAAGGCGCAATCCCTGTGTTGGCGGGCAACAATACCGCTATCACTTTTGCGTCTCAAGTTGCGAAAATCGAAAAAATTAGAGACATCAACTCGTTCTCTGACCTTGTTCGCGGCTTGTACCTTTACGGCGCGAAAGTCGTTCAGCCTAAGGCTTTGGCTGTCAACTACGTGAAAATAGCGTAACCATACGTCAAAAGAGCGTAGACATTGTGGTGCGTCGCTCGACGCACCCTACTTTTTTCTAAAATCGCGAAGATTTTGCGGTTTGTATAAACGCTTTCTCTGCAAAACCCGCGCAGTGTGTGGGTTAGCTATGTTTATTAGGCGGGAATGCCTAGGCTACAAGCGTTTTTTGAGATTAGCTATATTTTGAGAGCCTTTCGGCGGGCGCACAATTGCTCGCTAAGATTTTTTAAGATTTTTGACCACGGGACACCAGCGCGCGTACAAGCTTTTTAAAGCGGCGCTTGAACCTCGCGGGGTGTTTCTATACCCTAGCGAGCACCTCCCGCGCCTTAAAACGCCTTCTACGCGGGCAAGAAATACACAAATTAAATTGTGGGTGTTGTTTTTTGCTTTGAGCGTTTTGAACGTGCAAAAACTGCGTAGGGAGACGAACAGCGCCTCGTGGTTTGCGCAAAAGTTAATTTGGTAAGTAATTCAGCACGGCACGAGGCTGAATGTCCCCGCCGTATGTGCGTTTAAGGCTGCACGGTTATGTTTACAACATTGGAGTTTTGATGTATAAAAAAATTTATTCAGATTTTTCAGGCGGCGTCAACTACGCCAAAGCCCCGCTACAGTTGGGTTTGGACTCAAAGGTTACGCCGTGGGCACACGGGCTAAACGTCGAAATCTTTTGCCAGAACGGAGTTTCGAGGCAAAACGGAAACGCGTTAATCACCCGCAACCCAGACGGCGAAAGCATTACAGCGTTACACACGTTTACCCCTGCCAACGCGCCCGACAAGAAAAAAATCTTATATTTAACCGCGAGCGGGAAATTTTACGAGTACGACGTGCGCGGCGGCGGGCATAGGCTTGTAAAATCAGGCTTACACGCAGATAGGGCTTGTGTTTTCGCGTCGTTCATCGGCGGAGTCGCTGTGAGCAACGGCGTTGACGAGCCTTTCTTCTACAAAGGCGACGAAAACGGCTTAGCTGGTGAGGTTTGCGGCATGAACACCGTCGCAAAAGACGGCGAGTCCCCAATTTTAGCCACCGCGATGTGCGCATACAAATCCAGATTATGGCTGGCGGCTGGAGACACGCTCTATTACAGCGCTTTGGGGACATTCGATGACTGGACTTCCGCGTCAGACGCAGGTTACATCTCAAATTTCCACTGCGACGCCGCACCAGTTACGGCTTTGAGACCATACAAAGATTATTTAGCCATCTACAAAAAGTCGCAAACGTACTTGTTAAGCGGGTCTTGCGCTGACGACTTCGCGATTTTACCGTTCGCGGACAAGGGCGCTGTCGCCCAAAACGCGGTCGCAACTGCAGCAAACAAGCAGTTTTTCTTCTGCGACGCGCTGTTTTCGCTCGAGCAGACAGGAATTTTGGCGCAGATTACGCTGGGATGTGAGGCGTCTAGCGCGATTAAGCCTATTTTTGAGAGTGATACGACGAATTTAAGAAGTATAGAAGGCGCAGACGGCGTATTTTACGCCGTCTGCGCCCCTTTGGACTCTAACTCTCTTGAGCGAGTCCACCTCATCCCCTACGAGCCCAAAAACCAGTTGTGGCTTTATATTCCAACCCTCAACAACCCGCATTTAAACAACGTTTGGATTTACGACTGGTCAAACGACGCTTGGACGCTCCGCGGCTTGCCCCAGCCCATTACATGCGCCGCAAGCTACGGCAGGGGGATTATTTCCGCCACTTCTGACGGTCGAATTCTCCTCGAAGACAAGGGAAACACTTTCGACGGCGTGCCAATCACGTTTGAGTGGCGTTCCGCCTTCCTCGCGCTTGGAAACCCCAACTGCCGCAAGGCTATTGACGATTTTTACTTCCTTTTTGCCGACTCCGTTGACAACAATTTCAGGTTCTGCACGTTCAAAGATTACGACACGCTTGACGCCCAAGACCACGAGAGCATAAGCGTTTCCAACTCGCACAACCTTTTGTGGGCGACAGAGTTTTCTGACGGACATCAATTTATTTGGGCAGGAGAAGGCGGCGCGCATGATGGGCTTGAGGTTGAGACCACCAACGCTGCGCGCGCCGCCTCTGACGAGCTTTCCGCTGATTTCAACCAGCGCTGGGCTGTTCCTTGCGACATAGCGCAAAAAATCGACATTTCGCTTTCCTGCACTGCGTTACAGCTTTCTATCTTCGGCGACAAAGCGGACGAGAACTTCGCCATGTTGGCGCTTGAGTTCAAAGAAATACTTGAAGAGTAAATTTTGCCGTATTTTGGCATATTTTCTGGCATTTCGCCGCGTTTTAACTGTGTTTCTTTTTTAGCCACATTTTGGCGCGTTTTAATTCGTTTTAAAGCGTTTTAACTCATTTTAACCCGTTTTAGCTGGTGGGCAAGGGGTTTCAGGGGGGCGCTAACTCCGTTAGTATTTAAGCAATAAGCTGGAAAAAAAATTCAAAATCAAGGAGGTTTCATTTTCACCCGCCTGACCTTATTAAAAGCGCAGCCCGTCTCTTTTTTAAACGAAATGATGCAACGATTTTTCGTTAGGTCAGAGGGGCTTAAGCCGCTGCCCCTCCAAATTTCCTTGCTAAGGCGTCGACCTCGTCGCCGCAATTGACCCCATTCGCCAAATTAATGTTTAAAATTATCATGCATAACAGTGGAAATAAATACGACATGACTCCTGATTATGACTGGGTTTTCGTTTGTTAGGTGCGGCGTTTGACGCCATTCAAGGGCTTCAACACAGATTTTTCAACGCGAAATTTGATTAATTACAAGATTTTACCCGCGCGAGCACAAACGTGCAAAAAGCGCTTTACACAACATTTTTGAGGTATTATGAATAATTTTCAACAATCAAGCATAATTGAACAAATGCCAACAACATGTGCTACAGGCGCGCCCTGCGCGACTTCTGGCGATATTATGCCAATCGGGCAACAGCAGGGCGCGCCCCTCCTCCAACACACATCAAACACCCCAAGCCCCCTTCCCCACACGGGTTTTGGCTACCAGCCACAGGGGGCAAACATTGGGGTTGGGATGAATGTATCAAACGCGGCGCCGCAGGCGCAACAGACCACAGCGCAAGCTTTTTCGCCGTCGCCTGCGGCGCCTCTCGACGCTCAACCAACGACTACGAACAATTTTAGCCAACAGTTTGCGCAACCCCAACTTGAGCCAAACCGTCTAATGCAGGCACTGGGCGTGATTTCGGGATTACAGGCGTTAGCAAAATTAACACAACAAAACCAGAGCTTACACAGTCAGGACACACAAAACCAAAACTTATTCGCTCAAAATTTATACGGTCAAAATTTATTGAACCAAAATTTGTTTAACCAAAACACAAACCAAGCGGAAAACCTTGCTCAAGGCGAAATACAAGCAAAATTAACAGAATTAACAAGCGGACACCAGAAGGCGGGCTTGGGGCAACTACCACCGCAAGCCGACGCTAAAACCGCACAGCCCCAAGCCCGCGAAACGCAAACCCCAAGTGCGTCTCAAGACTACTGGAGCGCGTTAAGCGCGCAAAACTCGCAATATTTGAGCTCAACACCTGCACGCCAAACCCTGAAAACCTACCTACAAGAGCGTTGCGCTCACTTAAGCGGCGAAGAGATTGACGAAGTCTTGGAGCTTGCAAAAGAGCTGGAAAACCAAGCGGTCGCGGTGTTTAAGGCACAAGGAACGCACAAGACGAAACTTCAAGAGCAAAACCGTCAAGCGATTTCAAAACTAGCGACTGACTCCGCGTCCGCGCGTGGCACAAACCCGCAACAGGGGCGGACTTTCACCCGTTCAGAGATTTCAAAAATGAGCATGCGCGAGTTCTTGGCGCACCAGCCTGAAATCCTTGCGCAGTATGACAAAGTCGCAGCGACCTAGCGCGAGCTAGCAAACCCAGACTGCAAAACACGCCGCAAATATTGGCTTACAAGCGCGCCCCCGCAATCTCTGTAGGTTGGGCTTTTTAGCCAAACAAATATTCTAACAAAAAATTTCCCCGCCGATTACAACGTCTCAACACGTTCCTAAAACCCGCACCAGATATGAAATACAGACTTCTTGCCGCCCAGAAAAAATTCATGGAAATCCCGCACAGCCACACGCTGGACGTCGCAGTCTATCAAGGCGGGTTCGGGTCTGGAAAAACCTTCTGCGGCGCGCTTTTGGGCTTACTGCTCGCGCTCAAATATCCCCAAATCAAAGGACTGGTGGGCGCGCAGACCTACCCGCTAGTGCGCGACACCACGTTGTGTACGTATTTCGAGCACCTCGCGGCGATGGGTATGGACGAGGGCAGCGACTGGACGTTTTGCAAAACCGAACGCGTCTTGAGGCTGAAAAACGGCTCCGAGATTATGTTTCGACACTTTGACGAGCCAGACAAACTAAAATCGCTGAACCTCGGGTTCGCGCAAATCGAAGAAATGTCTGATGTGCCAAAAAGCGTATTCCTAATGCTTTTGGGGCGGTTGCGACAGCGCGCGCTCCCGTCGTGGCGCAATTTTCAGTATCGGCTATTCGGGCACACCAACCCAGAGTCGCGCAAAGGCTGGATTTACGACACTTTCGCGCACAACAGCGCGCCTAATTACAGGCTAATCATCGCGCCAACGACGCAAAATATTTATCTGCCTAAAGGGTTTATCGAGGAGCTGCGAAAGTCTTACGACGAGGACTATTTCACCCAAAATGTGCTGGGCGAGTGGGTCGAAAAAGATGACGCGCTCGTCGTCAAGGGGTTCTCGTCGCAAAACGTCCGAAACCTCGACTACGACGAGCGCTTAGACCTACATTTAAGCTGCGATTTCAACGTCGACCCCATGTGCTGGCTCGTCGCGCACAAAACCGACGAAAAAGTCTATTTCATCGACGAAATAGTGCTCGAAAACACAACAACGGCGCTGGCTATGGACGAGTTCGTCCGCCGATACCCGCGCCACAAAGGGCGTATCGTCATTAACGGCGACGCGTCAGGCGACAACCGTTCGTGCACGTCCGAGTTCACGAACTACGCGCTAATGCTCCGAAAACTCGCACTACACGGCTACAACGACGTTTCCGTCGAAATTCGAAGTTTCAACCCGCCGATAAAAAACCGCGTTACTGCGTTTAACACGCTAATCCGCTCTGCGAGCGGCGACTCGCGGATTTTCATCGACCCAAAATGCGAAAAGCTGATTTACAACCTCAAAAACCTCAAGTATCGCGCGGGTTCGTCGCAAATCGACGTGCCAACCTACCACCAAATCAGGAAAAACCGCGAGCTGAAATTCCTTTCCCACCCATTCGACGCGGCGTCTTACCTCGTCGAGTTCTACTTCCCGCTTGCAATTTAGCCGATTGCAATGCTGAAAAGACGCACAATAAAAGGAAAAAAGCCACATGAAAAATCCCAAATTTTTAACCGTCGAGTTTTCGCCCCAAACCGCGAAATTTTCAAACCTTCAACACGTTGCCGACATTGCTGAACTCTTGCACCGCAACAGGTTTGAGCTGTTCGACACGTTTTTTAACATCAACGACAACAACAAAATCGAAAAAACACTTGAGCTGATTGACTCGACCGCACCTGCGTTTTGGGCAATCGTTGACCCCAAAAGTGGCGAGCTTGCGGGCGTTGCTTACCTTTACGACTGGGTTGGCAATGGCGATTTCTGTTTCAGCGTGAAGGTCTCAACCTGCTTTGCGCGCAAGTTTTGGGGTAAATTCGCACACCGCGCAGGCAAGCTATTTTTGCGCTACGTTGCAGCAAAATACAACCCACTAAAGATTTCCGCCGAAGTCTTTGAGTCAAACGCCTACCCGCGTAGGCTTTTAGCCAATCTTGGGTTTGAATTCGCGTACAAAAAACCAAATGCAACTATGCAAAACGGCGTCTCCATCGACGTTTTGGGCTACGACATCTTATTTCCGACCCAAAAACGACGAGTAAATAAAATGTAGCACTACCAAATCCCGCAAATGACAAGCGTCGCGGGCATTTTCAACCGCGCTACGAACTGCGGTTAGGGGATTTCTGCACAGCACCCAGAACCCGCTCGCAGCAAGACTTTTCACGACTCAATGCACAACAAGGAGCAACTATGAAATTTTGGTCAGCATTAAAAAAAGAAATCCAAGAAGCCGCGCAAGCAGCGGTTCTTGAGGCAGAAGAGATTTTTGGTCGCGGAAACGGCACAGCCAAAAAGCAAGCAGCAATTGCGTTTGTGGTAAACGCGTTGCGCGTACCGCCAGTCGTGCGCGAGATTTTGGCGTTTTTGCTAAGTGCTGTTATTGACGCGGCGATAGAAACTGCAGTAAAAGCCGCAAACTCAAACGCGGAAACGGTTTCAAGCAACAAACAAGCGTAAATTCAAGTAGGACTTAGCCACGCGGTTACGCAAACTTATTCATTAACAAGGCTTAGGCTGAAACACAAGCTAGCGTTGGTTTTGGTGCTAAAACAAGACAAAAAAACCAGCACCGAAGTGCTGGGAGCCTATGCCCACTAAATTGCGTGATAGTGGAGCACTATAATAGGCTACTAAAAAACGTTAAAACTTTTACGCCAGCGTTTAACACGAAGATTGCAAAGAACAATAAAAACGAGGCAAACGCAAAGCACTTTTGAACCTCTGGAAATACGACTTTCATCTTTTTGCTACGTTCTTTAATGCCTTCAAATTCAACAACATGAGGCTGGAACGGCAAATGAGACTCGAATTTTTCAAGCACGTCAGCCAACTTGACTTTTATCAAGTACAAATATGAGTCTTGGTTCAGCAACCACAAAAGGCTTACCGCCATGCCGCACAACGACAACCCAATAGTCGGCGCATACACGCGCGCACCTTGCATTTCAAGCGATACACAAGTCAACGCCATAAGGATTATCACCAAAACAAGATAAAACCTGTTGACCTTGAACGAACGCTCTACAAAACGGTCTTTTGACTCAAGATATGCAACGTATTGTTTTGCTAAAATTTCTTGATATTCCATCGTTTCACCCTTCTTGCATTTAATATATCACTTTTTTTTCTACTCGTCAAGGAAAATTTTTATCCCCTCAAAAAGCCGATTAA